ATGACAGTCCGGTTCGAATTGAAGGGCGTGGAAGACTTGAAGCGCACGCTGGCGGAACTGAACGCCGAAAGCGCCACGAAGGTTGGCATGGTTGCCACCCGTGAGGGGGCGAAAGTCATCCGGGAAGCGTTCATCGAGAATGCGCCGGTCGGGACCGAACCCACCCGCAAGACGCGGCGGCGGAAGAATGGGCAGAGCGTCGCCTATGACTATGGGCGTCTGAAGGACAACATCCGGATCAAGAAAGGCAAGGCGACCGACAAGCACCAGATCAAGTTCAAGGTTGGCGTCGGCGCGGCCTTCTGGGGCCTCATTCAGGAATTCGGCAGCCGGAACATGGCGGCCCGGCCCTGGATGCGACCGGCCTTCGATAGCATCGCCGGGCGCGTAGTGGATGAAGTCGGCCGGCTCGTTGGGCTGGGCATCACGCGCGAGGCGAAGCGGCTTCAGCGGAAGGCGCGGAAACAGGCGAAGGGCTGAACGATGGACGAAGGCGATATGTTCTGGAAATGGCCGGCGCGCCAGCAAAGGATCGAGACGGCGCGGCGGCTTGTTCGCGGCGCCAGTCCGCCGGCGCCGCGGCGTGCCAAGGCAACCTTCGATCATGCCGACGAATGCCCCGACGCCGCGCGGTTCCGGAACCTGGTGCGCTCGCTGGTCGGTGCCGCCCGTTACGCCAACCTGATCGATCCTCTGAAGGTGTGCATTGACGGCTGCACGGTCCGCCTGGTGGGCAGCGCGGTGCTTCGCGACTGTCTGCAACCCTATGCCCCGGCGCTGGGGCGAGCCGCCGTGCAGGTGCTCGGAAGCGATGCGACCTGCATCTTCCTGGCGGTCCCGGATCGAAGGGCGGCTTAGTGGCGGCATGGCCCTACTCGACTGCCAAGTGGCAGAAGCTGCGGCTTGCGAAGCTGCGCAGCTCGCCATTGTGTGAAGACTGCCGTTCGTTTGGCAGGGTGAGGCCCGCAAGCGTGGTAGACCATGTGGTGCCGATCAAGCATGGCGGCGCGCCCTTCCCGGCGCTTGATGGCCTGCGGTCGCTATGCTGGCGCTGCCATTCGGAGAAAACATCGCGGGGGGTGGAAGCCGGGGCGGTGAAGACACTGAAGCCCCGGCGCGGCTGTGATGCGAACGGGCGGCCCCTGGACAGCTCCCACCCGTGGGCGGAAGGCCATTCGGATGCTGCTGCGGAACGTGTCCGGCCTTCTGGACTGAAGCCTTCCGCCATCCCGCTCACCATCGTTTGCGGCCCGCCTGGCAGCGGCAAGAGCACATGGGTGCAGGATCATGCCTCACCGGGGGATATCGTCATCGATCTTGATGATATCCTTGTCGCAGTCTCTGGCGAACGGCGACATGCCGTCTCCAAGCGGTGGCTGCCGAAGGCATTGGAACTGCGCAATGGCCGGTTGCGCGCCCTGCACACGGAGCGGGCGGCGGGCAGGGCTTTCTTCATTGTCGGCGCGCCGGCGAAGGACGAACGGGACTGGTGGCAATCGAACTTGGGCGGGCAGGTGGTGGTGTTGGACGTGCCGGCGGATGAATGCCTTCGCCGGCTTGCTGATGATCCTGCGCGCGCTGGCCTTGCCTCACGATACGCTGGCACAGTGCGGGAGTGGTGGGAGCGGTTCACGTTCGAAGGCGAGGTGCAAGCGAAGGCGGAATGAACAGAAAATCTCTTGGGGCTGGCTTTTACAGGACCGCCGCCTACAAAAATCTTGAGTTAGTTGAGACTGTTGAGGGGTTAGGGAGCTAGTCGAAGGTGCAATCGGGAGGCTGGAATGGGTAAGCGGGGGCCGGGAGCTGATCGCCTTGTGCGGGCGGCGGCGGGCGCCCATGCGCCCGGGCAGGCCCGCCCATGGGAGGCGGACGGCCTCGATCGCGCCGGCCGCGTCATCGCGTTCCTGGAAGCCCTCCCCGTCACCAAGGGCCTCGGGGTGGGGGCGCCTATGGCGCTTCTCGACTTTCAGAAGGATTGGATCAAGGCCGTCTATGCCACCGATGATGACGGCCGCCGCCTGGTGCGCACTGGCCTCATGAGCGTGGCGCGCGGCAACGGCAAAACCGTCCTGGTGGCGGGCCTGTGTCTCGCGCACCTTGTCGGGCCGGAAGCCGAGCCGCGTGGCGAATGCTATTCGGCCGCCGCGACGAAGGAACAGGCCGCGCTGATCTTCGCGGAAATCGAAGCCTGGTGCTATGCCGTGCCTTGGCTGGCGAAGCGGCTGAACGTGCAGACGTTCCACAAGAAGATCGTCGATCATGAGACGGGTTCAACCTATCGGGCGCTCGCTAGCGACGGGCCGGCCGCGCATGGCCTCGCGGCTTCGTTCATCGCCGCCGACGAGTTGGCGCAATGGAAGCGCCGCGAACTGTTCGACGTGCTGCGCACGTCGATGGGGAAGCGGTCGCAGCCGCTGCTGATCGCCATCGGCACGCAAAGCCCGGACGCGGACAATGTGATGTCGGAGCTATGCGACTATGCCGTCCGGGTGCAGTCGGGCGAAGTGGCGGACCCTACCTTTCACGGGGCGGTCTATGCCGTCCCGGATGACGCGGACGTGTTCGATCCCGAGAATTGGGCGCTGGCGAACCCCGCCCTGGGGGTGTTTCGAAGCCACGAAGAGCTGGCGCAAGAGGCGATGCGTGCGCAGCGGATGCCGACGAACGAACCGGCCTTCCGGAACCTATACTGCAATCAGCGGGTGGATGCCGAACCGAAGGCTATCAGCCCGCTGGAATGGGATGCTTGTGCGGGTGAAATTGGCCTGCTGGGGCTTGCGGGCAAGCCCTGCTATGCCGGCCTGGACCTGTCGGACGTGCGCGACCTGACGGCGCTTGTCCTCTACTTCCCAGACGATGGTGGCGCGGTCCTGCCCTATTTTTGGTGCCCCAAGGACGGCATTCCCGAGAAGGAAGAGATCGACCGCGTGCCCTATCGCATATGGGCGAACAAGGGGTTCATCGAAGCCACCCCCGGCAAGGCCATAGACAAGGAATTCATTGCTGCCCGCCTGGGGCAGCTCGCTGCCCAGTTCGATATCCGGGGCATCGCATATGACCGCTGGCACATGGCGGAGTTGCAGGTGATCCTGGACCGAATGGGGCTGAAGCTGCCGCTCATTCCCTTCGGGCAGGGCTTCAAGGATATGGGGCCCGCGGTGGACAGCTTCGAAGCCGCCCTGTTGACCGACAAGATACGCCACGGGGGCCACCCAATCCTGCGGTGGAATGCCGGCAACGCCGTCTTTCAGACTGACCCCGCAGGTTCGCGGAAACTGTCGAAGGATCGAAGCCGCGACAAGATCGACGGCCTTGTAGCGCTGGTGATGGCCATCGGGCTGGCGGGGCGCACCGAGGCGCCGAAGGAATTTGCTGGTAGCATTCGATCGCTAAACTGAAGGCCGCGCTTACTTCCGCAACACGTCCGGCCGCCCCGGCTGATACAGTTTGCCGTCTTTCTCGCCACGCCAAGGATCGCCGAACGCCTTGGGGCACGGCGGTTCAGCGCCTTGCGCCAGCGCCTTGCGCGTCGCGGCACGCTCCCGCCCATGCTCCACGGCCTTGAATGGCCGGTCACTGGCGGCGCCGGTGACGCCGGAAAATGGAGCCTTGCGGCGGCTGCGGCTCATAAGCAAATCACGCGATTACATCTGTTCACAGCGCTTAACCAGAAGAACCGCAAAATGGCCGCCCGGCTTTTCGACTTCATGGTGCGCAGCGCCGAGCACCTCATATGCGTAGGTCTCAACCTGTATGAGGTCGCCAACATTGGGCAGAACTTTCATTGTCACAGAAGCGATAGGCTCACTGGGCGCAAACCACTTCGTTCCAACCCTGACGTCAACCGATATTGTTCCCGACATTGCCGCTTCCTTCAGCCGCTGGCGATAGCGCGCTTGTCGTTCTGCCGTGCTAAGTGCCATGATCCGTTAGTAACGGATTGACAGATGTTGCGCAACGGCTAGAGTTGAGCGGCCGGGCGAGCTGCTACCAACAGCCCGCCCGGCCTCACCAAACCGTTCAGGAAGGAACGAGAATGGCTTCCCATGTCCTTAGCATCGCCGCCGCTGGCGAGGAAAACACAACTTTCGACAACAGCGACGAAGCGGAAACGGCCGCGCTTCGTCAGCTCTTGGGGCGCTATACGCTCGACAACGGGATGGCGCCCTTCGGCGATGTCGATGTCGCGACGATCCTTCGCGAGATTGAGGCCCTCACGTCCAATCTTGGGTCGGCCTTCATGCCGGACCCCAGCGGCAATGCGCCGTTGGACGCGGTGAACCCGGCACTGATTGCGCGGAGTTTCAACGCTGTCGCTCGTTTGGCTGCCCTCGCTCTGATCTATACCGACGCGCGCTAGTGGATTTTTTCGCAGGAAGGGATTGACGCCGGCGAGCCGTCGCGTTAGCACTTCCTGCGAAACTATCAGGAAGCCCAATGCCGCGTGTCACGCAACTTGTCTCTGATTTGGCAGCGCGCTTCGGGTTGGACGAGCGGACGCTTGCAGGCAAGGCTCGAGCGCTCCGGGAAGCCGGAATGCTGACGAGCGGCGGCCACGGGGTGAATGCACCCGATGCCAGCTATCTGGACGGCGCACGCTTGCTGCTTGCGGTTCTGGCAGACGGTAAGACCGTCGCAGCGGTGGACGATGTGCAAGCGTTCGCCGGCCTCCCCCTCAACGTTCAAATCGCCGGCCAATTCGCCTTTGACAAGGCAGAAACTGCTGTGGCTGCCCTACTTGACGGCCTGGGCCAAAGCCTTGTTTCGGATGCGAAGATTGCGCTGTCGAACGGCCCGCTTCGCGTGGAAGTCAGGGGCGCATGGGAGGGCGAACCTTTCCACCTTGCCTTTGATCGAAGCGCCCTCGAACCGGACACGGTGCTGTCCGAACCCTGGACGGGCATTCACAAATCCATGGCAGTGTCCGGCGAGCGGCTTTGCCACTTCGCTGAAGTCATTGCGGGTGCGCGCGCGCCTGGCGTGATCGATTGTGACGAAGAGTGGGGCAGGCAGCGCTTCGGCAGTGAAAGCGCTGATTGATGGAAGCGAACCGCCATCGCCGCGAGGCAGACGGCAATCACCGTGCCGGGGGCGCATCCCGCGTCCCCGGCCAGTTTGAAGGATGAAACGATGAAAACTGCCGAGTTGATCGAACAGCGTGCCGGCCTGGTGGCGAAGATGCGGACGGCCCATGAAGCCGACAAGCCCGAAGACTTCGCTGCGGCGGAAGCCGAGCTTCGCGCCCATGACGCCAAGATCGAACGGGCCAAGGCCCTCGACGAGCTGGACAAGACGGGCGCGGCGGTGCCCCTCACGGGCGGGCCGGCCGGCAAGATCGAAGTCCGGGCCTTCGCAAGCGGGGCCGCTGCCATCCCAGAAGGCTTCGCCGGCGAAATCTGGCACACGCGCGATGGCAACCCGCTCCCCGCGCTAGCGCCGGCGGATAAGCTGGCCAGCTTCCTGCCAACGACGGAGAGCCGAGCTGCTGAACTGGGCATCGGCGGGTTCCTGCGCGCTTTGCACGCCGGGCCGCAATCCGACCTTGAACGCCGGGTGCTTGCCGAAGGCGCAATCGGCACCGGGGGCGCCTTTGTTCCAACGCCCATCGCCGCTGGCATTATCGACCTGTTGCGGGCGAAGTCCGTCACGATCCAAGCCGGCGCCCGCACCGTGCCGATGACGTCGCAGACGCTGAAGATCGCGCGCCAGACGGCGGACCCGGTCGGTGGGTGGCGTGCAGAGAACGCGGCCATTGCCGAAAGCGACCCGACGTTCGATCAGGTGACGCTCGCCGCCAAGGCATGGGCAGTGCGGTTCAATGTGTCCCGCGAACTGCTGGAAGATGGCCAGAACACAGACGCGGCCATCCGCAATATCCTCGCCGGACATGCGGCCGTCGGCCTCGATCAAGCGGTGCTTGTGGGCACCGGCGCTGGTAATCAGCCGCTGGGCATCCGGGGGCAATCGGGCATTCAATCGGTCTCGATGGGCACCAACGGTGCCACGCTGGCCAACTGGACGCCGATGCTGGACGCGGTGAGGCAACTTGAACTGGCCAACGCCGGGGCGATTGGCGCAATGGTGATGAGCCCTCGCACGACCCGCCAGATCAACGGCTTCGTCGATACGACCAACCAATGGCTTCAAGCGCCGCCCCGTCTCGCGTCGGTGCCCACATATGCCAGCACGTCGATCCCGGTGAATGAGACGCAAGGGACTTCGACCGACTGCACCAGCATTTTCCTCGGCGACTTCACAGAAGTGATGATCGGCCTTCGCACTGACCTGCAAATCACGATGCTGGCGGAACGCTATGCCGAGCTTGGGCAGGTGGGCTTCGTCGCATGGATGCGAGCGGACGTTGCGCTCGCGCGGCCGGCGGCCATAGCCCGTATTCTGGGCATCCGTCCGTGATGTCATCCCCCTCTTCCCCATCGGACGTGCGCCCCGATGGCGTGGAGCGCCGGGCGTCGGCCGTGGAGCTTCGCGCTTCCGGCCGGCGCCTGGAAGGCTATGCGGCCGTGTTCGGCAGCGAAGCGAAGATCGGCCGGGTGCGGGAAACCATCGCGCCCGGCGCCTTCGCCGAAAGCCTTGCCGGCGACGTGCTGGCGCTCATGGACCATGATCCGGGCAAGGTGCTTGGCCGGACCCGCTCGCAATCGCTTCGCTTGGCGGAAGACGCCAAGGGCCTGCATTTCGAGCTGGACTTGCCGGACACACAAGCCGGGGCGGACGTGCTGGCGCTGGCGACGCGCGGAGACTTGGGCGGCATGAGTTTCGGTTTCCACGTCCCCGCCGGCGGCGAACAATGGCAGGGCGAGCGACGCACCCTGAAGCGGGTGCAGCTTCGCGAAATCAGCGTCATCTCCGCATGGCCGGCCTATCCGGACACGACCGTTGCCCTGCGGGCCATGGCGGGCCTTGTGCAGCGCGAACGGCGCGAACGTGCGCTGATCCTGGCGGAGGTTCAACGTGCGGTTGGTTGACCGTCTGGCGGCCTCCCTGGGCTTCGAGCGCCGGGCACGCGGCGATAGTGTCGCGTCGCTTCTGGCGCCCTCGCTCTATGAGACGGCCTCGCCATTCAATGCGGAGGCGGTCGCGGCGGTAGGGGCCTGCACACAGCTGATTTCCAGCTCGCTCGCCTATCTGCCGATGCGGGTCTATCGCGCCGGCAAGGTCCGAACGGAGCTTCTGGACAGTCCGCTCTACAGCCTCATGCGGCGCGGGCCGAACGACTGGCAGACGTGGCCGGACTTCGTGGAAAGCATGGTCGCGTCCGTGCTGCTGAACGGCAACGCGCTGGCCAAGATCGAGCGCATCGGCAACGTGGTTCGGGGCTTGCGCTTCATCCCGTGGCGGTGGGTTTCAATGCAGCTCTTGCCATCGGGCCGGCTGCGCTATGACGTGCAGGAGGCGCCGGGCGTGCTTAGCGCCAGCGGCACGCGCTACAGCCTCTTGGCCGAAGACGTGATCCACCTTCGCGACCGAAGCGATGACGGCTATGTGGGCCGGTCGCGGTTGTCCCGGACGGCCGAGACAGTGGCGAGCGCCATTCAGGCGAATGAATTTGCCCGAAGGTTCCTGTCGAATGGGGCCATGCCTGCTGGCGCCATAACTTCGGAAGCCCTGATTGGCGATGAGGGCCATGCAAGGCTTCGCAGCAGCTTCCAGCAAGTTTATGCGGGAACGGATAACGCCGGCAAGGTTATGATCTTGGACGCCGGCATGAAGTATCATCCGTTCGCGCTGTCGCCAGAAGATACCGAGCTGCTTGCAAGCCGAAAGTTTGCAGTGGAGGAAATCTGTCGCATCTTCCAAGTGCCGCCGCCGCTCATTCAGGACTATTCGCACAATACGTTCACGAATAGTGAAACGGCAGGACGGTGGTTCGCTCAATTCACCCTGGCACCGCTGGCGCGCAAGATCGAAGCCGAGTTCGCACGGTCGCTGTTTGCCGCCGAAAGCGACTTGGAACTGGAATTGGACCTGTCCGGCTTCCTTCGCGGCGACCCGCAAACGCGTTGGGCTGCCCACAAGATCGCAGTGGACGCCGGCATCCTCGACGTGAACGAAGTCCGGGAAATCGAAGGCTTCAACCCCAAAGCGCCGGCGACGCTGGCGTGACTGCCCCGCGCCGCTCAACCGCGAAGATCGCGACGAAAGCGGCGCTAACCCGTGCTGTGGCGGCCTATGAAGCCGCCATCGGCTTTAAGCCCAAGGTCATCGAGCTTGCGCCCGATGGCACGATCCGCTTGTCTCCGGCGCCGATAGCAGCGCCGAGGGACGCTTTCGAAGAATGGCAGGATCGCCTGTGAAGGGGCTTTACGTTGTCCCGATCCGCAAGGCCGGGCAGCCGATCCGCTGGTATGTCTATGCCTGGCGCGGCGGACCGTGCATCCTGAAGCAGGTGGGCGGCCCGCGCCCGGTGATCGATGATGCAGCCCTTCAGCGCCTGGCGGAAGCGCGCGCCGGCCGCAGCGTGGCCAAGCCGCACACCGTGGCGGACATGGCCGCGAAGTGGCGCGCCACCCCGCAATGGAAGGGCATGGCCGCCAGCACCCGGATGCAGTGGGGTTACAAGCTGGCAGCCATCGAAGCGAAGTGGGGCGCGGCGCCTTTTGCCGTCTTTCAGAACCCCGCCATGCGCGCCAAGATCATCGACTGGCGGGACACGCTGGCGAACAGCCCGCGCGGCGCGGACTATGCCATGCAGGTGCTGTCCGCCTTCCTCTCATGGGCCGTGGAGCGCGGCGCCCTGAAAGCGAACCCTGCCGCCGGCATCCGCCAGCTCTACAAGGGCGGCGGGCGGGCGCACATCATCTGGGAAGCCCATGAACGAGAAGCCTGGAAGCGCGCCGCCGAACCTGTAAACGTCGCTTTCAGGTTCGCCTGCCTCACCGGGATGCGCCGCGGCGACCTTTGTCGCGTCACGTGGGAGGCTGTTGGCCTTAACGCCATCGTCTGGCAGCCGGCGAAGGCGCGGGGCGAAGTGGTTGCCACCATCCCCATGTTGCCGGCGCTGCGCACGCTGCTGGCCAGCATCAGGAAAGAAGGTGCAACCGGCCCGATCCTACGGAACGAGCATGGCCGGCCATGGACGGAAAGCGGCCTGACGCATGCCATCGCCCGCGAGCGCGAACGGCTCGGCTTGCCCGACAAGCACCTGCACGATTGCCGGGGCACGTTCGCAACCGAACTGTGCTTGGCCGGCCTCACCGACACCGAGATTGCTGGCATCTTGGGCTGGGGCGCCGCCAAGGTGGCGACGATCCGCCGCGTCTATGTTGACCAGGCCGCGACGGTCGTTCAGATAGGTGCCCGCCTAGCAGGTGTTAAACAACCTGTTAAAACGCGGGTATAG